CCAGCAGTTGTTGTACCACCACTTACCGTACCATATAACTTATCAATATTATCAAATAATCCAGTTTTCTTAATAATGAGAGGGGTTTGTTTTAATTCTTCACCAACCGCTCTTTCAATTCTCTGTTGTTGCAAATCTAATCTAATCTCCTCATCAGAGAAACCAAAAATATGTTTTTTAGCCCATGTTGCCGAAACTGGTGAAATACCTGTACCAGGATCCGCAACCGCATCTCTATAAAGACCAACCTTTTCTTTCCAAACATCAATCTTTAATAAATCTGATTGTGTTGATGGATTGGTTAATCCCAAAGTAAAATTAGATATTTCATCCTCAAAACCTAATAAAAATAAATGAATAATTGCAATTTTATTCAATTCGGATATCATACATTTTTGTATTCTATTTATTGTTCTAGCAAATCTAATATCTTGTAACGCTAATGTTTTACCTTCACCAGCCACATCTTCAAACCCCAAGAATGTTTTTGGTATTCTTAACGCTGTAACCAATTTTTTCTGGATGTACTCTATATCTGCAATTTCTCCAAGATTCGCAGCACCTGCTAAAGTTTCAATTGGGCTTGCTTGACCGGGGTCTCTTACAGGAACAAAATAATCTTGGTCAACAGCCATTTGATTATATCTCATATCGACATTACCCGTTTTACTATCAACAATTTGTTCACGTTTGAATTTATTTGCAACACGTTGTACATATGCCTCAACATCATTATCATCCATATTACCAACAAAAACTTTAAATACCCTACGTTCTGGTGCTCTTGATGTTCTATATATTAACATAGCATCTTCTGCCAATAAAAGTTGTTTCCAAATACGCCTTGCTTTTTCCAATAAAGATGTACCATAAGGTAATTTTCTATCATCTCCCAATATTCGGAAATGCGCAATTTCCCAAGGTTGGAATTCCATCTGTCTGTTTTTCCATTTAAATTTCATAGATTGATTTTCAGATGACATTTCACCGTATGCTGGTGATTTATCTGTACCACCTGGTTCTAATCTTTCTATTTCTATATTAGGTAATTGATTACAACCAACAATGCCTTTTTCGGGATCTAACTTTAAATAGACAAAATTATCACCAAACTTAGCTGTATTCCTAGTCCACATAGGTAATGATGTATTTATATCCAAAACATTATTAAATAAATCAGTTAGTACCGATTTAATTCTTTTTGATTCAGAATATATTTGTAACATATGACCATCTTCATTTGCTGTTGTTGATTCTTCAGCATATATATCTAATGCTGCCCCTATTTCTGGCGTATACTCCATACTTTCGAAATCATAGACTGATGCTAATCTTGTTGGTTCATAATATACTGCTTGGGTATATAAGTGATTATCAATCTTTGCCCATTGATTTGATAAATAAAATGATTGCTGGGCTTGTAATTTTTCCCTTTCATATTCATCTTTATTTTGCGTTCTTAATAACTCTTTCTTATCAAATTTATACGTTGGAATATCTTGGTTTAAAAGAGAATTTGGTCCAAAAGTTGCAGATAACCTTTGCCAAACCGTTAGATTTTCATTATTACTCATAACATATTATATTTATCTTCCACCAAATAACCAATTATATTTTTGGTAATCATTTACATTTGGGGTATTTATTCCATCTTTACCATTGGCATTTGATATCATTGGATTAAAATAGAGTGATTGTTCAGTATATGTGTTTGTATGTGTACTCCAAGAATTAATCATTGCTTTTGTATGGTTTGCTACTTTTTCCAAAACTTGAAAAGACTTTTCTGCAACATAAGTAGCCATTGCTATTGCCATAATACAATCATCATGATGCCCCTTCTGGTGATCAGGTCTCCCATTTATATATATAAAGGTATTCATTTCATTGTATAGTCTATTTGAATAAATTTTAAAACCATGTCTTAATGCTTCTTCATAAGATGCAATCATTTGAACTCTTTTGTTATTGAAATTTATTCCAGGAATTCTTTCATACATTTTTGGGTCATACTTCCATTTATTATTTGTATCAACATTATCATAATATAAACTTGGATAATTCATTTCTTGTAATTTCCTAGATGTTGCAACTCCCATTCCACCAGTCAAATCAACAACAACAAATGCCCTATACATTGTACACCATTTATATACAACTTCTGCTAATATATCTGGGGGAATTTTACCAACATATTCTAATACTTGTTCTTGTGTATCAAAATCAATAATCTGAATAGTTGAAAAATCTTCTGAATCCCCCCTAGATACATCAACACCAGCAACATATCTATGACCATTTTCTGGTTCTTTAAACATCCATAAACAATTACCCATTAATTTAGATATAGGATTAGCCAATTGATTTTTTAAAATATTTGTCAATAATTCTGAATCAAATACATTATCCCCAGAACCCAAGAAATTACTTTCAATCTCTTGTGAAACTTTTCTTTTATCATATTTCAATTTCTTCACCATCCCCTCATACCAAGATGAACATGGCTTATAACCTTCTTCAATATATTCAATTACTCTCTGATGGTCTCTTTCATATGAATTCTCATGTGATAAATCTACTATATCATCTTTGCTGTATTCCTCCTTATTTAATAGATAGTGAATCATATCTTTTGCCTTCACCATATACAAATCTTTTGTATATCTTGGATCTCTATACCAAACCATTTCTGTAATCTTGAAATCATTCATATTACGTAATGCTTGATCATATATCTCATAATATATTCTATCATATCCATTTGGTGTTGATATTACCACAACTTTTCCCCCTGTATTATGTGAAATAATTCCATTGCTCACAAAAGAATGCCCATCTGGTATTTCTAAATCATAAGTATCATCCTCAAATGAATCAATATGAATAATTTCATCATAGAAATAACTTTTTAAATTCTCATATCTATTTTCCCAAATGGATAATGTGGTTTTGTTTGGTAAATTTTTATCAAATAAACGTTCAAGAGAATGCAAAGAAATCCTTGTTTTATTTTTCCTTAATAACCCATCCATAAATCTAAATTCTTTCTCATATTGGGAACGCTTAATTCCATTCTCATTTAAAATTGTTTTTAATTCATCCTTTGTTGCATATATGGTTTGGCTATTCTTTATTTTATTCTTATAAGAATCTTGTTTTATTTGTTTTCTTGATAATCTAAATCCAATCTCATTAAAAAATCTTTCAATATATTGGTTTCTAATAAAAAGATTATATACTTTTGTTATGTGATTTTTATTTGTTAGAATAGATGTTTGAGACGTTTTATATTCTGTATATTTAATATAGGATTGAATACCAAAGTTTAATAAAAATATTTGAAGTTGATTAACCAATTCTTTTGATGTGCTAGTATATTTAACCCCATTCTTGAACGCACACCCATCACCATCAAACATACCTTGCAAGAATGCTTTTGCAACCTCTTTTGAACTTCTTAATATGATTGGGGGTATTTTTTTATCTTTTGCTTTTGCTTTGGTCATTCCAATATAATCTTGGAAAAATCTTGTTAAATAAGATGATGAATAATAATAATGATGTTCCCTACTTTTTAAAAAACCCATATTTGTTAAAAAATCAATAATTTCATTATCACCATTTGTTATTGCAATGGTATTATCATTATAATTCCCTTCTGCAATAAATAATCCCATAAGATAACATAAATCCAAATCATCAGATAATTTTGATGGAAGTTTATATTTCTCTGTTTCATTAAAATGTTTTAAATCAAATTTAATATCTTGATTCACACCAAATAAATTCTGGTCAAATTGGAGTTTTATGTTATCCCCCACCTTCATATGTTCCATTCTAACCCATTCATCATTATCCGCATTTGTATTCACCAATAATGGATGCTTAAATGACCCAGTTAACTCATAACCAAATTTTGTCTTGATGTTATAACATATTGCTCTCTTGGATTTAAATGTATTTTTAATATCAACAATTTCTTTATCTTTATTAATAACCTTTAATGTTCCATCATATTTTGTAAATCCAATATTATTTTTTTCAGATATAATACCCTTTAATTGAATTATCCCATTATCTGTGAATATATATGAATCCTCATGTACACAAGATAACGAAGCCATAGAGGCTGCCCAGAAGTCGGGGTCAGCATCAATATAGGCAGCCTCATCAAATATTAATGTGGTGGGTGTATAACCCCTCAATGCATCTTTTGATGTTGCAACTGCTTTAACCTCACAATCATTATTTAATTTGAAATGCCTTGCAGAGTTTTTTTCAGATGAAAAACCAATGCCAACCCAATTAGGCCATTGCTCAATAAAATGCCTAACCTTATTTGCCATTTCCACAGCTGTATCCAACTTATTTGCAATAATCAATATCTTTTCAGGTTTATTCCTATTTGCAAATGCTAATTTTTTTGAAATCCATGCTGCTGTTACAGTGGAAACACCTGCTTGTCTGTATTTTAATGCTATATTTTCATTATATAAATCAAAATCCTCAATCAATTTAATTTGATCCGGAAATAAATCTAATGGAACATATTTCTTTGATGTATTATCATATGTCTGTAGATATGTCTTTAAACAATATGGTGTACTTTTTATGCACTTGGCAGATTCAATCAATACCTGGTCTCTTGTCATATTTACTTTTATATATAAATACACATAAAATAAAAAACCCCCAAACTAATTAAGAATGGGGGTTAATTCTATGAAAAATAAAAATTAATTCAACATATTTTTATCTTGTAAATCTTTCATTAAATCTTTTAAATTAACATTTACATAATCATTTGGGTCAAATCCACCTTGTTTTCCACCAGAATATGAATCATCTTCACCATCTTGGTCTCCTAATCCACCATCATCAAACTCTTCTTCATCTTCATCATATTGACTCATTAAATAATCAATATATCTTTGTTTACCTTCTCTTGCAGCAGCAACTAAGTCTTTAAATTCATTTTGAGCATATGAATTATCACTAGGATTATTTGATATAACATATTTCATTAGGTTAAGAAATTCTTTTGCAGGTATTTTATACAATTCAACAAAAAAGAAATTAATTAATCCAACATCTGATTTATCCAATACATTCATTGGTAAAATATTTCTTATCTTCTTTAAAATGGCTGGCCCAATTCTTAAACCCTCTGTTTCTGCTTTTAATGTATCTGCTTGACCTAATGTCATATTAGCCATATTAGTGTCAGATGGATAACCTTGTCTTGCTAATGCTTCTTGAACTCCCTTACCTATTTCATGGCATAGAACTGGAAAAATAAATCCAGCAGCATTTATAACAGTTTTTAATTCATTTGTTTCCTCATCTTCTTCATCATCAACTTCAACAGCACCAGCAACTCCATCACCACTACTAGCAGCATCCATAAAACTTTCATTTAAATAATAAAAATGAAGGTCAATTAACGGTAATGTTGATTTATATAGTTGATATAATCTTGGATTAATTTCATCTAATCTTGCTTTTATTTCTGGCTTTTCATAAATGTATTGAACTTTTTTACCTGTTCCGCCAATTAAAGCATTAATGATATCTCTTTTAAATACTTCATCATCCAACACCTCTTGTTCCTCAAAAGTTAATTCATCTTCTATTTTTTCACACGCTTTTTTCATTTTACCAACCACATCACTACCTGGCATACCTAATGTTGCGTTAATAGTAAATGTTTCATCAGAAATTTCCATTTCATTTAAAGTACCTTCAATTGCTAACTCTACTAATTCATCACTATTTGACTGTTCAATCTGTTGAATTGCTTGAACATTTCTAAACATAGTGTTTGATATTACACTAGCCAATTCATTTGGTGTCAAATCATCCTTGCCAACCACATCTCTAACCTTTTCAACCAAGTCATTAAAGGAATTGCTATATAATTTTTGAACATCCAAAGACCCCCTCTTAAAGGCTGGGTTCTTAGCAAACATACTTTCAGGGTCAGCCAATTTCTTTTCAAGTCTTG